CCGATAAACAGGAGTTGTTCCTAGCTGTGCTTTTCGAAGAAGCAGAGGGTGATCCACTTAAGGCTAAGAAGCTCGCTGGTTACTCGGACAACGTCCCTACCTCCTCCGTCACAGCAGCCCTAGCTGACGAGATCTACGAGCTTACCCGTAAGTTCATTGCACAGAGCTCAACTAAGGCCGCCTATACCATGTTCAAAGTCATGGGTGACACAGACATGCTAGGTGCTAAAGAGAAGATGAACGCAGCTAAGGACCTTATGGACCGGGCTGGTTTTACTAAGACAGAGAAGGTGGAAGTCTCCAGCAGGGAGCCAGTCTTTATCCTACCTTCTAAGAAGGAAAAGGACTAATGGCTGTTAAGAAAGACTCACGCCTAGAGCGAGCAGGTGTATCTGGTTTCAACAAACCAAAGCGTACACCTGGTCATCCAAAGAAGTCCCATGTCGTTGTTGCTAAAGAAGGTGACAAGATCAAGACTATTCGTTTTGGTGAACAAGGTGCTAAGACAGCTGGTAAACCTAAAGCAGGTGAATCAGATAAGATGAAGAAGAAGCGGGCATCCTTTAAAGCTCGACATGGTAAGAACATCTCCAAAGGTAAGATGTCTGCAGCCTACTGGTCTGATCGCGCTAAATGGTGACTTGACTTAAATGGTAAAGTGTGCTACAACTGTCTCGACAAGCAATGGAGACAAACATGCCACAGGTTACCTTAGGTGAAGATGGACGCTACTATAAACCATGCTCCTCGTGTGGAGAACAGCAAAGCTACCTTAGAAAGAACTACGCTCAAGAGTCACTACGACTAAGTAAGATGTGTAAGCGATGCTCTAACCGATCTGTAGACAACACGCACAGGGGGTGGTACCGTAGTATACGTGTCTCTTGGTACAATAGGTTTTACAGCTCAGCCCTTATCAGGAACATAGACTGGTATATCGACATAGACGACGTAGCGGACATGTACGACGAACAGAACGCTAAGTGTGCTTTGACAGGATGGCCGATTAAGTTCCCAGAAGTGGGGCACCCCCAGACCTCCCTCTGCTCTATCGACCGAATAGATAGTTCGAAGGGGTATTCAAAAGACAACATTCAATTGGTACACAAGGACGTAAACATGATGAAGCAGAGTTTCTCACAAGAATGGTTTATAAAGGTCTGTCAGTCCGTGGCCGATAAGGCTAAGTGGTGATAAGAAAAGATCCAAGTAATAACTTGACAAACTAATGTGTGTGTGATATAAGATGGCTAGAAAACAAGCACCCTCCTTTAAGGCCAAAGTTAGTGGTCAATCGTGGAAGCTCCCTAAACAGGGGTTGGACGGGGAGTGGTACCCAGTTGTACGTGTTGGAAGACATGTTCCTTTCGGGTACGAACAGGACCCAGATGATCCTAACATTCTCCAACCAATCCCAAGTGAGCTAGAGATGCTCGAGCAAGCCAAGAGGTACCTAGCGGAGTATAGCCTCCGTATGGTAGCTAGGTGGCTCTCTGAGAACTCAGGCCGCTATATCTCACATGTAGGATTACATAAACGTGTCTCAATCGAAGAACAAAGGCGTAACCAAGCCAACTCCTATCGAAGCTATGAAAGACGTGCGAAAGAAGCCGCAGAAACGGCACGTAAGCTCGAAGAAGAAAGAATCGGTGGCTCAGGTACCAGAAGTCTTAGAGACAGTGAAGACGGAGGAGGTGACTCCTCTGACGGTTCCAGCGAGAGCTAAGCCAGCTGATATCGACGTAGAAGCTGCACAGGACATTATCTTCCAACCTAACGAAGGTCCTCAGACAGACTTCCTAGCCGCTAGTGAGCAAGAAGTTTTGTATGGTGGTGCTGCTGGTGGTGGTAAGTCCTACGCAATGGTTGCTGACCCTGTACGTTACTTTAACAACCCTCAGTCTCGTGGCCTTCTTGTCCGTCGATCAACTGAGGAACTACGTGAACTTATCTCAGTATCTAAGCAGCTTTACCCCCGGGCTATCCCAGGTATCAAGTTCCTGGAGAGAGATAAGACTTGGGTAGCCCCTAGTGGTGCTACTCTCTGGATGTCGTACCTTGACCGTGATGATGACGTTATGCGTTACCAAGGTCAGGCTTTCAACTGGATCGGTCTCGACGAACTTACACAGTGGCCTTCTCCTTTTGCTTGGAACTATATGCGTTCTCGTCTACGTACAACTAGTGCTTCAGGCCTACCCCTGTACATGAGAGCAACAACAAACCCTGGTGGCCCTGGCCACTTCTGGGTTAAGAAGATGTTTATCGACCCATCGCCAGCTAATACTAGCTTTCACGCTACAGATGAGCACGGTCAAGTTATCGCATGGCCTAAGGGTCACTCAAGGGAGGGTCAACCTCTCTTTAAGCGTAGGTTCATCCCAGCTAACCTGTTTAACAACCCGTACCTATCAGAAGACGGTATGTACGAGGCTAACCTACTCTCGATGCCTGAACACCAACGTCGTCAACTTCTAGAGGGTGACTGGAGTATCTCTGAAGGTTCAGCCTTCTCCGAGTTCAGTACATTGAAGCATGTAGTCGAGCCATACGAAATACCAAACAGTTGGCCTAAGTTCAGAGCTTGTGACTACGGTTACGGTTCGATGACAGCGGTTCTCTGGTTTGCTGTAACACCTTCTGAGCAGATCGTAATCTACCGGGAGCTTTACTGCAGCAAGGTGACAGCTGTAGACTTGGCAGAGATGATTCTCGAGGCTGAGGAAGGTGATAAGATACGCTACGGTGTGCTCGATAGCTCACTCTGGCATAACAGGGGTGACACCGGTCCTTCTCTAGCTGAGCAGATGATCATGAAGGGTTGCCGCTGGAGGCCATCGGACCGCTCCAAAGGTTCTCGTATCGCAGGTAAGAACGAACTACACCGTCGCCTACAGGTGGACGAGTTTACAGAAGAACCAAGACTAGTATTCTTTAACAACTGCCGTAACATCATCTCCGAACTTCCATCTCTTCCTCTTGATAAGAATAATCCAGAAGATGTAGATACAAAGAGCCCCATTGACCACGGTTACGATGCTCTGAGGTACGGTCTGATGACAAGACCTCGCAGTAGTCTGTTTGACTACGACCCTAATGCCAACCGATCAGGCTTCCAGGCCGCAGACTCCGTCTTCGGTTACTAAGACTCACAAGGAATAGACATGGATAACTTTGAAACAGACGCCACTGAGATCGAACACAACATGGAGGAGTCTGATTCTTCTTTTGTAGAGGATATCAAAGAAGGTTCTCACACAGATGAACCCGTAGGTGCAGTTGTTTCCTTCGTAGAAGAGCGGTTCCGCAAAGCCGAGACAGCCCGTTACACAGACGAACAGCGCTGGGTACGTGCTTACCGCAACTACCGAGGCCTTTACGGGCCTGATGTGCAGTTCACATCCTCTGAGAAGTCCCGTATCTTCGTTAAAGTCACCAAAACAAAGGTTCTTGCAGCCTACGGGCAGCTTGTAGAGGTCCTTTTTGGTAATAACAAGTTCCCAATCTCTGTAGACCCTACCACATTGCCAGAAGGTATCGTAGAATCAGCTCATTTTGAGTCGAATGACGAGATGAAGAAGGCAAAAGGCCCTCAGTTGTCGCCAGAGGACACTAAACTACGTCCGGGTGAGACAGTTACCGACCTTAAAGAGCGTCTTGGCGCTATGAGAGCCCAGCTAGAGCCGGTTATGGACACGTTGAAGGAAGGTCCTGGTAAAACAGCGACTGAAATCACTGTATATCCGGCTATGGTAGCCGCTAAGAAGATGGAAAAGAAGATCCACGACCAGTTGGAGGAGTCTAACGCCTCTAAGAAGCTCCGTACAGCAGCATTTGAGTGTGCTTTGTTCGGTACTGGTATCATGAAGGGTCCTTTTGCAGTAGATAAAGAATACCCACACTGGGACGAAGAGGGTAACTACAAGCCCCGTATTAAGACAATGCCTTCGTGTGACTCTGTGTCTATCTGGAACTTCTATCCTGACCCAGACGCTAACAACATGGATGAAGCTGAGTACGCGGTAGAGCGTCACAAGATGTCTCGTTCACAACTCCGTAATCTTAAGAAGCGTCCCTTCTTCCGTGACAATGCTATTGATATGGCGTTGACTAACGGTGCATCCTACACTAAAGAGTGGTGGGAACAGGCGATGGAAGACGATAGCTCTGAGACAGCTACTGAACGCTTCGAGGTTCTTGAGTTCTGGGGTTACGTTGACCGTGAGATTCTAGAAGAGTACCGAGTGGACATCCCACGTGAACTCCGTAAGGTTGATCAACTCAACGTAAACGTATGGATCTGCAACGGTCAAGTTCTCCGTTTGGTTATGAACCCATTTAACCCACAGATCATTCCTTACTACGCCGTACCTTACGAAGTAAACCCTTACTCCTTCTTCGGTGTAGGTCTTGCTGAGAACATGGACGACACACAGACGCTTATGAACGGCTTTATGCGTATGGCTGTTGACAACGCTGCACTCTCAGGGAACCTCCTTATCGAGGTAGACGAGAATAACCTTGTACCTGGTCAAGACCTTGAGGTGTACCCCGGTAAGGTCTTCCGTCGTCAAGGTGGTGCTCCTGGTCAGGCTATCTTTGGTACATCGTTCCCTAACGTATCCAACGAGAACATGCAGATGTTTGATAAGGCTCGTGTACTTGCGGATGAGTCAACAGGTCTCCCTAGCTTCTCCCATGGTCAGACGGGTGTATCAGGTGTTGGTCGTACAGCAAGTGGTATCTCTATGCTCATGTCAGCTGCTAACGGTTCTATCCGTACAGTTATTAAGAACGTAGACGACTACCTGCTTGGCCCCCTCGGTAAAGCATTCTTCTCCTTCAACATGCAGTTCGATCATGATCCAGAGATCAAGGGTGACCTTGAGATTAAGGCCCGTGGCACCTCCTCGTTGATGGCTAATGAAGTACGCAGCCAACGTCTTATGCAGTTCTTGCAAGTTGTTCAGAACCCAGCCTTGGCTCCTTTCGCTAAGATGGATTACATCATCCGTGAAATCGCTGAGTCAATGGACCTCGACCCTGATAAGGTTGCTAACTCTATGAGTGACGCAGCTGTTCAAGCTGAGATCCTTAAGAAGTTCCAAGAGCAGAACCCACCTCCTGCACCTGTTGCAGCCCCTGGTGAGGCACCACAAGCCCCTACAGGTGGTATGCCTGCTGGTGGTATGGGTACTGGCTCAGCACCTGTCCCAGGTGAGCAGGGGCACTCAGCTAACACAGGTTCTGGTAACGGGGCTGGCCTAGAGGCCTCTCTCGCATCATACCTCGGTGGTAATCAGTAATGGACCCTAAACTACTAGCAATTATTATTGCTGTAGCTAAGAAGGAATCGGGTGTGCAAGCCCGTGACCTGTCTTTGCTTGAGCGTAAGGTAGAAGAGAAGCTTAAAGAGTTCCACAAGCGTTCACCTATCCTAGACCTACCCTCCTTCGCTATCAAAGATGGGTGCCTTAAGTGTACTTGGTCCTCAGGTCTTGTACTAGACTTCGGTAACATTGTAGGACCTCAGGGTCCTCAAGGTACCCAAGGTGTTCAAGGTCCTCAAGGTGTTGCAGGTAAAGACGGTACCTCCGGTAAGGACGGTATTAACGGTAAAGATGGGCAGACTGGCAAGGATGGTGCTGCCGCTGCAGCTGGTCGAGACGGTGTAGACGGTAAGCAGGGCCTCACAGGCGCTGTAGGGCACCCTGGAGAGCCAGGACAGGACGGTAAGCAGGGTGTACCAGGAAACGACGGTAAAGCCGGTGAGAGAGGCTCTCATGGCCTCCCAGGCCTAGACGGTGATGACGGTGATGACGGAGTTGGTGTTGAGAAGGCTTGGGTAGATGATAATTACCACTTGACAATCAAGCTAACTTCTGGTAAAGTAATAGACGCAGGGTACGTTCGAGGCCCTTCTGGCACAAGTGCGGGTAAGGGTGGACGAGTAACCGGTGGTTTCACTGGGGGAGGTTCTGGTTCCAACTTCTATGTAACTGGTGCCGTCTACGACCAAGACAACACACTCATTCTCACAATGTCAAACGGAGCGACTGTCCGGGCTGAGAGCCCAGGTACGTTAGTTGCTAACTCCTTTGAAACCGTAAATAAGAATCTAAAGTCTTATGGTTTTACTCTGAACTATACAAACTCTTTGCTCACGAGTATAGTATACACTCAAGGTGCTACGGTGGTAACTAAAACCTTAGGGTATATAGACGGTACATTGATAACCATAACACTGTCAGGTGACATTCCAACCGAGATAGACACAGTCAAAACACTGCAATACTCGGGTGCGACTTTAGTAGGCGCTACCTACTCCTAACCTAACTGGAGGCTCCTTATGGGCTATGTACAAACCACTTCCACTCTAATCACACAGTCTGGTGTGGACGCTGACCTATCTGGCCTTGCTGGCATTGCTGGTGTTGTTGTCGAGGGTGGCGCAATGCAGACTATCTACACGATCCCAGATACAGTCACACTTACCCTTACTGGCGAGCAGAACATCAACCCTGACACTGAGTTACTGTTCTTTGCTAATACAGTTAAGTACACTAACCAACAAGAGCTTCGTCAAGAAAGTGGGTCAACGCTCAACATCAATGGGGCCACCACTGTGAGTTGGCAAACTGATCCTTTGTACTCACGCACAACCTTCTTAAGGTTTAACAGAGATAATACTGGCGCTAGTGGTACAGGCGCACAAAACGCTTGTTGGTACTTAGATGGTAACGCAACCCTTAACTGGGTCGGTGGGTCAGCTATTGGTGCTCCAG